TTTAGCGCCGGTATCTTAATAGTCAAGTCTGACTTATTTAAAATGTATTCATAGCCTAGCTTTTTAAGGTAAGCCTGAACACCTGACAATCCGCGTCTTTTTGCTAGCTTGTACGAAGGGAAGTAATGCCCAACACTTACGCCAGGGTCTTGCTCCATTAAAGTTACTAGCCGTATTATTAACCCTTCACTCTTACCACTACCAAACCCACCAAACATGGCAGGATTAGTGTGTAATGAGTTTATTAAAACCTCTTGAGGCCTTGTTATAAGTATTTGCTCATTCGACAACATGAAATACCCGTCTTACCTGCTCTTTATCAGTAGTGTCCTTTACGTTTAAATCGCTTGTCTCTTTCCAGCCTGCCTGCGTCTTTAGGTAAAATATAGCCGCTGCTGTGTTGCCGTTCTTTGCTTGCGTTATAAGATTAGACCCAATTGAGCCAATCGCTTTAGCTTTTCCTCTTTTATAAGACCGAAAAACCCCTTGATCACGTTTTTTAATTGCTGCAAACGTATCTTGATCCATACCAAAATAATCGGCTATCTGTTCTTGATTCAATACCGCTGCTAGTGTTTCAACCTCTGCTACTTGTGCAGGTGTAAGTGTCTTTCTAGGTCTAGCCATTGGCTGAACCCTCAATATGGAGCGTGTGGGTCGGTATTGAACCGCCGCTTTCTAGCTGGTCGCCAGAGTTAGCCCTTGTCACACGCTTTGGGTATGGTTTTGATAATGGTTCAATTTGATTTCTCATGTCAGAATCTAATGACATTAAATATCTATGCTTTCTTGAACCTTGAACAATTTCTAGTCCTTTGTCAATATACTTTAAATGGCTACCATGCGACTTCCTAAACGCCCGTCCATGCCATCGCTTTCCATTATATAGATATTCCTCTGCTGATTGACTTTGACCATTATAAATCCAGTTACTTGCTTGGTATATGCCGCCATGATGCCCTTGCGACTGATCAGCAAAACTAACAATCAGCCGTAATGAACTATTAGACTCAACTAAAAACTTAAAAGCTATACTCATTATTCGACTAACAGAGCTAACATGGGAATTTAAAGCTATTCTTACTAACTCGCACCCTTCTGTCTGCGTTAAACCATAAGGGCTGTATAGCCCAGGGTTAGCGCCTCGCCCAAAAATTATAACTCCAATAAATTTATTAAATTCCCAGACGCCTATCTTAACTAACTTACCAACAGGCATACATTTAGAATAATGCCAGTTCATAACGGCATATTTTGCCGCCTCATGCGTAGCCCAATCAATTCTTAAGTCTGACTTATTCAATAAACTTTAACTCTCTGCCTGGGAATCTTTGTGTCATTTCTCTAACGACTTGATTCTGGGTTGTGAATATTCTTGAAAGATAGCTCATGTTTTTACCATCAAGTGATATTCTAAATGATGTCATTTTACCAGTAGGCTCATTATTTTCAAATCTATTTAATATGTTGCTATTCTTTGACTCTATTGTTTGCATTATTTTAGCCTCATGTCAAATTCTTTGCCGCAATGTGGGCAATCAATATATTTCGGGTCTAATTCGTCAAGTTGTCCTTGGTCTTCTTCACTCCCCGGATCGAAAGAGATTTCACCTAATAATGATTCCAATTCTTCAACATCAAAGCCAATAAGCGACAAATCAAAGTCTTGCTCTTGCAATCCCTTAAGTTCTAACGCCAATAGTTCGTCATCCCATCCAGCATTCAATGCCAACTTGTTATCTGCTATAACATAAGCCTTGCGCTGTGTATCGTTTAATCCTGTTAGTGTGATTGTAGGCACTTCGTCCATATTCAGCTTTTTAGCTGCTGACAATCGCCCATGCCCTGCAATGATTCCACCGCTTTCATCAATCAATAGCGGGTTAGTAAACCCAAACTCTTTTATACTTGCCGCTATCTGTGATATCTGCTCACTAGAATGCGTTCGGCTATTATTTACATAGCCAAAAACATTCGATGTTTGCTTATACTCTACTTCTAACATTTTACCCTACTGATAACAATTGACCCCTTCAAATCTATCACCGTTCCAGCTTGATATAAATCCAGAACAACAATCATTGTATGCGGCGGAAAACTGATAATTCGACATAACTTCTTCACCGGTTTTACGCACTACTAATTTATATAAATATGCGCCAGTTAATCGTGTATTTGACTGTTTGAATGTAAGTCCAACTGATGCGGCGGCGGCTCTAATTTCTTTTAATGCTTCTGATTTTGGATAAGTCATTTTATTTTCCTCGTTTGTTTTGGTTCAATACACACTATTATATAGATATGTGCTAACAGGTCAACAACTATCGAATTTATTTATGTTCCTGATCTTTCTACCGCTGTGAAAGGGACGTTAAAATCACCCCTTGTATTGGGTGCTGTTCCAAAAGTTAATTGAGCTGTGTACGTTCTACGAGCTATAAGAGCAAGGTCTGATTCTAGTATAGCTGAATAGTCACCAGCCGCGTTTAATGTTAATGCCGTTGGGAATGTCTGACCCGTTACCGTCACGCCTGATTTATCAACTATTGTCATTTCACCAGCTAGGCTTAAAGCGGTCTTTGTCCCATCGAGCGCCGTTATTTTTGCGTTCGTTACACGAAGTAAGCCCGTGTTGTCAATAAATACATCCATTATGAGCTGGTAACAGTCAACGAAATAGTAACATCAAGTGTATCATCGTCTACTAAAGAACGATTGCCTTCTGTTGCTGCTTTAACACTAAACAAAGTACCGGTAGTACCGCCTTTAGTTGCGTTAGTTGTTAGAAAGCCACCGCCTACTGTTGTGGAACCACTAGCCGTAAACGTTACTGCTGTTCCATTAGTCGTTACACCGCCACTAGCTGCGCCTTGGCCCCACTCGGGTCGTGAGCCTTCGTCATAAGCCGTTACTTCAGTCCAGCCTGAATGCGAGGCCATTGTGTCACCGGCTGCGATTGTTGGCGTTCCGTCAGTTAATCCGATATAGAGCGTTGCAGCTACTACATCATTTTCAAGCAAATAATCCAGTCCAGTGTTGACAATAAGATTTTTACCTTCATCCTTCCATTTTACATTGCCTAATTTATCTTTGGCAACCATTGTCCAGTGCATTGCTGCTTTTGCTAATTCAGTATTCATATTTAAGTTACCGTTATTGTTCCTGTGATAATCGGGTTGATGCTCGTTTCTATATTAATTAAAGGGTTGATAGTTATCGTTGCTGTGATAAAGCCTTTTATACTTCCTAACGCATTACTAAGCGCATCTAAAGCGGTTAAAGCTTCGCCAATTGTTAAAGTATACACTGATACTGCATTAAAGGCATCATTTGACGTTATAGCTTCGTTTATAGTCGATATTAAGGACGCTTGACTAGACTGTATATCGCTAACATTTACTGATTCGCCTAACGTCATAATAAAATTAGCTTTCATACTAACACCATCTGCTGATGCTATTACTTCGCCAATGGTCGCTGTTATAGCGCTTGATACAATGCTTGCAGCGTCAACACCTACAATTGATTCTGATAGTGTTGCAATAAATGAAACCTTACCGGTGTCATTGTCAACACCTGACAAAGATTCGTTTAATGTTACACCAAAGCTTGCTTTTATGCTTACCGCGTCTGATGCAATAACATTAATATTCTGTGTTAATATTGCCTTGAATAACGCACTTGATAAATCGTTAGCTTCTACGGCTTCTATGACTTCTTGACTTGTCGCGTATTGCCCTGCATCAAAATCAGATGCGCCTGCTGATTCAGATACGCTTAACAATGCTGATAATTTACCTGCGCTTGTGTCTACTACTGAAATTGATTCCGATAGTGTGGAAATAAACCCTGCTTTTGATAAAGATGTATCAGCGCTTATTATAGATTCTGATATAGTCATTAATACCGTTGATCCACCGCCACCAGCGTCGGCCCATGCGCTAAGCGTTCCCCATGCGCTAGTTGCAGATTGATTGTTGTATTCAACCAAATACCAAGCGGCTGTTAAAGTACCAAGACGAAGCCTTACCTCGCCAATTTTTGCGTTTAAACTTCGATCTGCTGAACCATCAAAATAAGTACCAACTCTAGTATTTAAAGTTGTTGAAAATTTGTTATCACCAGAAATTGAAGTGTCAACCGCGTCTTCCGAGCCGTTCCGTATTCCACGTATAGCCCCTGATTCTGTTGTTAAAGCACTCCAATAATCAACCCCGGTGGTGGTTGTCCCCCCTCGATCTGTGTTCTCACCAGTCCCGTCTTGAACTAAATACGCGGTTCCTAATGAGGCTCGGGGCGTAATCTGGAAAAAATTATTTCCTTGCGTACTCCATCGATTCGATATTAATCCCTCATCAACCGAGCCAAGATTATCTATAACAACCATCGCCTGCACAGAAATGTACGAGCTATCTAGCGCCGATCCAGTGGGAATATCTATGTAATCGTCTGATCCATCAAAACTATTCCAAACGCCGCCCCACGGATGATCAGTTGTTACTTGTGATGGCGCTCGTGAACTTGTGCCGCCGCCGCCTGTGCCGTTGTAACTATTACCTGTCGAGTCAATATACTCGCCACTTGTACCGTTTCCACTTTCAACTAAATGCAATACTGCTAAATAATCTGACCAGACGTTATCACGACCATATGTAGCGGTTACCGCTGGTTGTGATGTTTGAGAAGCTGATGCCTCTATAAATATAGTGCTGCTGGTTGCTGCCGTGGGTATCTTGACCCAGACTTCAGCATTAGGTGAACCACTAGATACAAATCTAACAACATTAACAGCTAATTGAGTGCCTTTGCCGCTATCTGTATAAGCAACTAAATCACCACCGCCGTTTGCTAAAGCATCTGTACTACCGTCTATCGCTGAGGCTGGAAAATCAGTGGTTTTTAGTAATACTGGAAAATCAGAATGACTACCTGCTATGGTCGGAAGCGTAAAAGTAAAACCAAAAGCCATTTTAGGTACTTATAGCTTTAGTGATCTTATCAATAAAAGCTTTACGCAATGCAACAACTTGAGCTTCATCTGCGTCTTTTGCGTTACTTATTAAAGTTTCTGCTGATGCCATCCAACCTTGCACTTGAGAGTCTATCCCATTCATTTTGTGCGTAAGGTCATCCTCCATTGCCAAATTGTCACGTAAATACCGCCCTTCTTCTAATGATATTGCCATTTTATTTCCTTAAATTAAATATTATTTATCAGCAAGCAAAAGTTTAGTTATGTCACTTAACTGACTTGATATAGTGTCTAACTGCTTGAATTTCATTTATTACCCTTACTTACTAAGCCGTAAAATTAAGCGGTCAATCTTCTCGCTCATCTTTGTAATTGTTTGATTTAATTCAGCGCGGTCTTTGTTTAATTGGCGTTCTTGGCGGTCAATTAATTCGCGGTTATGTTTTGTGTTTGACTCGTTCAGTGTGAGTCTATTATTAACGCCTGACAGCGTTGTTAGTAACGTTCCGATCAGTGCAACAGTCGTTAAAATATGACCCCAGCTTATCGTCGGGTCTAGGTGTAATTTGGTTGCGCGCTTCTCGTCGCCTTCATACCTCGCCACCGTCATTTGCCTTTATTCATCAAGTGAGTTTTATCACTTGAACTTTTGGATGACCCAAACCAGAAAGCTAACAACTGTGGGATAGCGCCCGTTAAAACGCCGATCAATACACCGACCTGGCCTCGCTGCCAATCGTTTAACACTGTTTCGGGCGCGCTGCTGGCAAAGAACAACCAAAATAAACCGAAGTAACCACCGATAAAAACCGATGTCAGAAACGCTTGAAAGTAAATGCCTTTAGACTTTGCCAAGTCTCTTGCCGAATCTCGATCTTTTGCGTGAAGCTGGCTTTCTTTAATGCCTAGCTCTTTAATTTTTAATTTGAAATCACCATCAGCCGCTTTCAGCTTTAACAAAGCGTCTGGGTTATCTCTAATTTCAGCAATGGCGGCTTCTTCGTCTTCAACACCTAATGCCGATTGAATTGCTTTACTGGCTATTGCACCGAATGGACCGCCCACTGCGACACCTAAAACGGGAGCCACTGTGCTGACTATGCTTTTCCAATTAAAGCTCATATCAAAACACCATTAACAACCGCGCACTCTTTTAAATAACCTAGTTCTGGTGTTGTTGCAATACAGTAATACTTAATTTTAACGTCAGTTTCTTTATGATAGCCGATACAAGTTAGTGGAACAGAGCTTGCATTACAGATAAAAGTTTCATCGGGCATATCAAAGAAATAAATAGGCGGCGCTGCTTTAAGAAATGTAGCCGCACCTAGACTTGTACTGAATAATAATAAAAATAATGCTCTAATCATGCTGACCACCTTGCTTTGCTATTTCTAGTATCAATATGTGTAAAATCTTTGTAGCTACCTAAGCCTAATGCGCCTGAATGCGTCTGATCTAGGTATTCATAAACGTGTATAGGAGCAACACCACGTACTACAATGTCTGCGGCTCGGCCTTTAGTGTGCTGGCTACTGTCTGTGCTGCCTATAGCTCTGTTATGTGTTAGGCATCTAGCTGATGAGTTAATAGTCACCGCTGCGTTCCAATGTTGCCTGATGTCTTCAAGCACTTCTATTAATCCAGCATCAACAGTATCAAAGCCACAACCGCACTGGCATGTAAACTCGTGTCTGTTAAAGTGTTTAGATAGATCGCCCATTGTGTTACCTAAATAGATTCGCCCCACATATCCGCGTTCATTAGTTTATTGCTGTGTTAGCAATTAGTTGAGTTTGTTGGCGGCGTGGGGCTGAAATAGTAGCAAGCATAAAAAAACCCACGTATGGAGTGGGCTGGGGTCTTGCCGAGTAAGTTTGTTTAGTGTGTAAAAATCCACCGTAATGGCTACACTACCATAATTTTAGAAATATTGCAAATAGTTTAAAATTAGTTAATAAAGCCCCAATTAATGGGCTAGGGTTGGGTTAATGTCACTATCAATCAACTAAAGCAAACACACCTTTGTTAATCATCCATTCAAACTTAGACCGATTAAATTTAATTACTTCGTCTGTTTCTACATTTTTAGTTGTAGCAATTTTTTTATTACAAGTTGTAACCGTAACTTTAAAACCGTCTGCTGCGTGCTTGTATGTATTAGTAATTATTTGCATTTTCTTTTCCTCGGTAGTTGTTGCTTCAATAAGTTCATTATATAGTACTGTGCTAACAAGTCAATAACTAATTTAACTTATTTTTAAATAGCCACCGCAACCACTTCCTCTAACTTTCGAATTGCTTCCCAATAATTTGCCGCGTAATCTTGTTTTGAGCATCGACACCAATTAGCCTTAACTTCATTAGTCTTCAGCTTATGCTTGTAGTGGGCCTCTAGCGCCTTTCTAAGCGACTCTGCTAGATTACCTATGGCTTTGCCTATGTTTTCTACTTCGTCGCCGTCTGTGATGACTGTGGGCGTTCTGGTGGTTCGCCCTATAGCTTCTTTAAGGTAAGGGCATTCTGTGTACCAAGGCTTATCCTTTCTGGCACTGTTGCCCCATCTTGTTAAAAGATTGTCTAGGTATGGTGATATTTTCATATTAGGCCCTTGCTCTCAGTATGTCACACCTATGTCGGTCTGTCTCACCGTACTTCTTATGTAATACAATAGCGTTCATATCTCGGCCTGCTCGGTAGCCTTGACCGTGATGCCATGCGTCTTTGCCTGCCAGCGTTCGGAATGATTCTACGATAGTCGAGCCAACCTCTAGTAGTGTTCTGTGATGAATGTGTCCAGTGTACCAATATCTATGTTTGGTCCTTCCCCATGCTTCTGGCATATCTTCAGCCATTAACTGTGGTAAGTTTTCTTTTTTGACAGTGTGACCATGACAAACACCTATCAAGTTAGCGCCGAACTCGTAGAAATGAAACATATTTGGTTCTTGAATCGTAACTCGTTTATTGTTTTCAAAATAAAGCTGCAAGGCTATAGTTAATAATATACTTGATTCTGCGTCATGGTTTCCAGGTGCTATAATTGCAGTTACTCGCTTGTGGTTGCCCAATGCCATTTCTATCATTCTAATCTGAACCTTTATTCCTATTAATAAAACTCTGCTCCAACGAGTGTCGACGTCTACAGGGGTTCCTTTGGTTGTTGCGTTGCGCCCACTATCACTGTGGAAAAAATCACCTAAGTTTACGACTAAAGCCTCGTCTGTAGGAGGCGCAACACTGAATAAATAATCAACAGCTGCTAATAAATCACGCTCTGCTATATCACAGTCGAAATCTTCACCAACTTCTTTATGGTATGCGTATAGGCCTATGTGTGGGTCGCCCATTGGGTAGACAACCATGCTATCTTTCATGCTGGTTTTTGGTATTTTAATATTCTTTAATGGCTTAATGTCGGATATAGAAGCCCTGAAAGCATCAGCCATACCAGTAGTTGTTTCCTTAGTGCGCTTAGACTTTAAATACTCGACTCGACGTTCTCCTGTTTCTGGGTCTTCATACCATCGGCCCTCGGTCTTGCGGTCTATTTCAAACCCTGGCGACATTTTTTGTGTAACTGATCGGTTTATAGCGCCCTGCCACCTTCGTGTGACTGATGACGGGTTAATGTTTAGCTTAACCGCTATTTCAGCAACACTCATTCCTTGTTGCTTTAGGTCAAATACTTCTTGTTGTTTAGGTGTTAGCATTCTTGATCTCCACTAGCTGCAGCCATTCGATTTATAGTATTAGCGACTGCAAGCTCTGATAAAAATGAATTATGTTTCTCGGCTTCTACATCAATCAATTCTCGCATTTCAACATTGCGCGTTGAGTAACCGTTGAACCATGCGGTCTTCATGTCGTCTTCGCTATAGACTTTTTTCGGCGCTTCTTTAGCACCAGTCTGGGTGTCGAGCCATCTTTTAAACTTTGTGTGATTGTTCATATCTATACCCATTGAGAATTGTTCTTTCTATTTTTATAGTTTCAGAATTGATGTGTCGCGTGTTAGTGATGTTTTTAATGATTCTTTCAACATCATCAAAGTCGTCAGGATTTAGAGACTCAATACCCATTTCCCAAATTGCGGCAATTACTTTTGCTTCTGTGTGTTTACTTAATAATAATTTACTTACATCTATTCTCCTATCCTTTGTTCGTGATGTTTAATTTTATCTTTGTACTTCTTCCTAATTTCTTTTATATCGTCTAGCGTGTAGTTCGCTGCTTCGTGTGGGCCTTCTAGCCAGTCTAATTCTTTTAGGCCGATTTTATTTATTAAGCTTTTTCTATACATTAGAATATTGCCGGACTGTTCAAGGTTGCAGTTTTTATTACATTGCTTATGCACGTTTATTTCACAGAATCTTAACTCTGGATTTGCACCTACAGTCTTATAGTGACCAGCACAGTATTCAACATTTGCCGTTGTACCGCAACTAATGCAAGGGTTTAATTCATCCCTTAGCCTAATGTACTTATTAAATTCGGTCTGTGTTAATTTAAGTTGGTGCGATCTACTATTATCGTTCACCTCTTTTTTCATTTTACGCGTTTCAGCTTTGTACTTAATCTTTTGCTTTTGCTTAACTATCTTTAACGCGCATGTAATTGAACAGGCTTGCTGTGTTGATTTCCACGGTGTATATAAAGATTTGCAATCTAAGTTCTTACACTTCTTTTGCTTTAATGCTTTAGCGCGTAGAGTCTTACTCATTACTTTGCTCCTTGCCTTTCCAAATCATCCGCAATTCTTTGTATCATTACCGTTAACTCACGAAGCCATGATACGTTTTCAGTTCTTATTGCTTCTTTAAGCTCTACTAGTATTGTATTACTCATTACTTACCCCTCACATAGTTAATTATACATTTACATACCTGGTAGCTGATAATTGCCAATGCTATCAAAGCTATTGCAAATACTTGAGCGTTAATGTCTTCAAAGTAAAAGTTGAATTTGACCGTGTTCATGTATGCGCCCTATCAATAAATCTGTTGTTAGCTTGCTGTGTGCGGTACACCTCGACTTTGAGCTGCGCTGCTACCATCATCCATTTAAAGTGCTCCTCTTGCTCTACTGCTGACTGAAGGTCTGTCAGTAGTTGTAAATATTCATCGTGAGCATAAGCATAGGACTCTTTAGACTGAATAGTGCCTGTCGGTGCGTCATTAATCAGCAAAGCCTTTTTACTTTTTCTAAACTGTTCTAAGTAAATCCTAGCCGCTTTAGCCGCTGCCAATTCTGGTGCGTGGACTCGGATATAATCTAAAGCCTTGCTTATGTTAATGCCTTCGATCTCCTCACTCATACATCACCTCGTTGCTTGTCTTTCGCTAACTGCTGCAAGACCTGAATTTCTAACTGTAATAATTCAGCTTCTTCTAGTGCTAGCTGCCATGCTTTATAATACATGTGGGCTAGGTCTTTCCACTCAATGATTGTTGTTTTATCGTTCATTAGATTAGCTCTCGTTGTCTTTTTTGTTAAAGTCAAAAAGCCATGCAAACAATGCAAGTATAGCAATCGCTGCAATAATTAAAATTGTAACGGCTATAATTGTAATGTTCATCTTGATTGCTCGCCACATTTCATTTCTTTCTAGCCTCATTCATTAAATCACAAATCTTCTGTGTTGCTTCTTCGCCCCTGTGCTTGACTAGCATAGGCCGCATAATATTAGTCCACCATGCTCGGCCCATTTCGCCTTTAGCCGATACCCGCCTTAAATGCTCTCGTATCTCGCATTCTAGGCGGTAAGCTTCGGTCATGTTGCTCACTAAAAAGGGATTTCTTGATCAAACACATCATCTACAGGCTGGTTATTAGCTGGCTGTGGTTGATGACTTGGGTATTTATCTGGTTGAGCAGCTTTAGCCCCATCATCCTGCTTACCGCCTAACATTTCCATTTCATTGGCTACTATCTCAGTGCTGTATTTATCGTTACCTTCTTTGTCTTGCCATTTTCTAGTTACAAACTTTCCGTTAATGTAAACCTGTGATCCTTTTGTTAGATACTGACCACAAATTTCAGCCAGTTTCCCAAAGATCACAACATTGACCCAATTGGTTTGCTCAACCTTCTGGCCTTGCTTATCCTTGTAATCATCACCTACAGCAATACCAAAGTTAGCCACCGCATTACCGTTAGGCATGTTTTTTATTTCTGGGTCTTTACCAAGCCGTCCAATAAACGAGCATGAATTTAAGTTTCTAGCCATCTTACTATCCTATTTAATTATTTAAAAAATTTATCAAAGCTCATTTGCATGTAATACCATACCCATGTTCCGATAATGTAAAGCATACACCCACCAACCATTCCCCAAAACGGCAAAGTTACCCACCACCAAGACCAATCGATTATCGTTGACAATTTTAAAGCGCAAAGTATTACACCTGTAAATATTGTTACTGTAAATAATATTGGATTCATCTTATTTCTCCTGTTCGGCTTCATGCTGATCTAAAAATTGAAGTTGTATCTGCAAGCAATGTATTGCTTTTTCTACGTCTTCGCGGTGTGTTCCTTTATTTCGGTTAAGGTATTTCAAGACTTTTACATAAACTGAATGCTGTATTGCATAATATCCAAAATTAGCATATGCAATTTCAAATGGCTGCAAACCTTGAGTATTGTAGTGATCACCTCCTATTTGCGTGTCTAGTGCGTTGGGTATATCGTCGTTAAAATCTAGCAATGCTTCGTTGTCTTTCATGTTGCCCTCTTCAATAAATGTTGCTTGCCCAGATAAAAACAGCTTATTGCGTCAAAGTTAATCTTTCGTTCTATATGGCCCAGCTTAATTAAAGCACCTCTATTTCTTGCTTTAGTCGCGCATTCGGGTGAGCATTTTTTAATACGATTATAATTACTGTTTGACTGGTCTTCTTTGCGCGGAATGTCTTTGCCACAATCTTCTTCATCGCATTGATTAAAGTATGACTTGTCTGCTGTTGATTGCTTACTCATTGTCTAGTCCTTGTTTAGTTTTAATCGCGTCCAGTCTGAGTCGCTTAATTCAGCCGATCTGGCTTTAGCTTTCCACTTTAATTTATCTGCTGCTGTGCATCGTATGCGCCAATAATCCCCGATTACTTTATCAAGCGGAAGCTTATTGTGTTGGTTGCCAGCGTTCTTTGCTTTTTTCATAGTGCCTCAGTCATTTTATTTCTCGGTTGCTTTATGCCATTATATAGATTTGTGGTAACAGGTCAATAGTTAATTTGCTTTATTTCACAGCCTCTTTCAGTTGCTTTAAATTATCCTGTATTTCTTCGTCTGTCATCGTGCTTGTTTGATTGGCTATTTGCCTTTCTAAGTATTCTCGATAACCCTTGGCTAAGTGCTTTGGTAGATATTCTGTAATATGCTTTAACATTAAAACGACCCCCCTTGCAGATCCGCTA